CGTCCGATAGCCTCCCCGAATTTGAGGAGGATAGCGACAAGGACTCGGCGAAGCGCACCTGGGACCGCAAAAACGCACGTTCGGGCGCGAAGGTGACCGGCACCATTACCAGCGTGGCCCCCTCGAAGGCTCTTTTCGAGATGCTGACTGCCGGTGGTATCCGCGAGGAGGACGGCTATGTGACCACTTCCTCGACCACTACTACCCAGTGGGCAATCATTATCGTGGTGGAGGACGGCGCTATGCTGACTGGTCTCATCATCTATGCTGGTGAGATGGCTATCTCTGGCCTGCCGAAGTGGGACCTGGAGAATTACAATTCGATTGCGATTAAGGTCACTGCTGAGCGTGATAGTCAGGGCCGCTTGCACAAGATTTTGTACCCGCGTCCGCGCTCGGGTGCTGGTCGTGCCGCGGCCTGTGTCTGGCGTCGCCGCATAGTAGCGGGCCTGCGCTATAATGGGTGCTAGTGATTTTTGTCACCGGCACCCATTATTTTTTTGAAGGAGAACCCAGATGGCTACCAAGCCCACCACCCCCAAGGCCCCGGCCCGCAAGGCCCCCGCTGACCACCTGAAGAAGGAGGACGTGAAGCGTCTGAAGGACCTGCCGGCGGCGAAGTATTTTAAGCCGCTGGAGGAAATCGACCCCGTGGACGCGCTCGATGTCGTGGAGGTTCTAGAGGGCATGGTTGCCGAGGGTGAGGAGCCCAGCATCGCCTCGGTGAAGGCGCTGGCCCGCGTCGTCTCGGACGAGCGATTCATCGTGGACATGGACGTGTGGCGCCGCGAGCTGTGGAACGCAGCACACATGGCGGATGCACTGGAGGCATGTGTCGCTTTTGCTGGTGAGCTGGGAAAAGGCGTGAACTAGAACGCGTCTTCGACGAGAACCCGTCTCTTATCGGGGATTTCATCGCGCTCTACCATGTGAACCCGCTCACTATGATTTGGGTCTCAGACATTAGGCCTGTGGAGGCGCTCCTGGAGCGCATCCCCTATGAGGAGCGGAGCCTGTGGCGTGCCGAGAACCTGGGCGGTGACGACCATTTCGGGTGGAGCCTGGACAGGATGATTCTCGCCACAATCGCGAACGCCACGAATACGCAGGTGAAGGGCAAGAAATTGCGCGCGTCGGAGCGTATCGAGGCCCCCCGCGTCGTGCGGAAGGGCCGCCGGCCCCGCGCCGGTACCCCGGTCGCACAGATGGACTTGTCCAAGCTGTTCCCGCCCGGCCTGTAATTACAGCAGAGAGGAACATCACATGGCGAGTATCGGCAAGCTTTCGATTCGCGTCTACCCGGACACGTCGCACTTCAAGAGCGAGCTCCGCGCTAAGCTCTCCTCGATTGAGAAGGGCGCCGAGGTTAAGGCCCTCGTGAAGGCGCAGGTGGACCAGTCGTCTATCGCGGCGACGCGCTCGCGTCTCGCGACGATTGGCCGCGACCTGAAGACCCATGTGACGGTGGACGCTAAGACTCGCGCGGCCTCGGCGGCGCTGGGTGTGCTGGCACGCCCGCGCACTGCTGAGGTCCGCGTCGTCCTGAAGGGTCTCGACGCGGCGCGCGCAGGCCTGGCCTCCCTCTCGGGTGGCAATATTGCCGCCGGTGCGGTCGAGCACGCCAAGAATCTGGCCGGCAATTTCGATAAGGTCGCCGTGTCGGCATCTCTCGCGGCCACTCGTGTCGCCGCTATGGGCGCTGTGATGTCTGCCACGGCAGGCAATGCCGCTATGCTTGCCGTCTCGCTAACCCAGGTCGCGGGCGCTGGTCTCGCCCTGCCGGGTATCCTCTCGGGCTTCGTCGTGGGCCTGGCTGCGTCTGCTGACGGCCTCCAGAATATCCACCTGGAGCTCGGCAAATTCTACGGCGGCGAGGGCAAAATCATGGACACCATCCGTGATGTCCGTCTCGCTTTTGGCATCTCATTCTGGAATGAAGCCCGCGGAGGCCTCGCGGCCTTTGTAGAAAATGCGTTCGACCCTTTCCTGGAGCAGTACCTCGCTTTTGGCCCTATCGCAGGTAAATTCTGGGGCGAATTTTTCCAGGGCATTTCAAATGGCATGGTCGCGGTCGGCGGCATGGCAAAGCTTTTCGAGCCGCTCCGTGAATCTTTTCAAATCGCATCCACCGCCGCGGCCCCTCTAGCTGAGGCTATCGTCCGCATCGGTGCGGTCGGCGGCACCTATCTGCCGCGCATGGCGACCGCCTTCGCGCAGATTGCCACTTCATTCCGTGACTGGGTGGAGCAGGCCGAGGCCTCGGGCAAAATCTACGAGCTTATCGAGAGGGGCATCACAAACGCTAAGCTTTTCGCGGCGGCTCTCGGCTCTGTGGCTGGCATCATCAATGGTGTCGCGAAGGCAGCGGAGGCCGCCGGCGGCGGCGGGCTCGCTGGCCTGGCCGGCGCTCTCGGCGCACTGAATGGCATTGTGAATGGGCCGACCTTCCAGGGTGCCCTCACCACAGTATTTACGGGCGCATTTAATGCTGTCAAGGCGCTCGAACCTGGTGTGACATCCCTCACTAAGGTTTTCGAGGTGCTCGCCCTGGTCATCGCACGGTCGATGGAGAAGGCCGGCACGGCTATCTCCATCCTCATGGACGGGTTGGCTAACGCCCTGCACAACCCCGCTATCGCGGACGGTGTAAACAAGCTGTTCGACGGCATTGTCCAGGCGGCTATCTCCCTCGAGCCCGCGTTCGCGGCGGTCGCCCCCTCGGTCGGCGCGCTACTAGGCGCCGTCGGCGACATTGTGAAGGCGATTGCGCCGCTCGTGACTCAGGTCGCGCAGGGTCTCTCCCCCGCTTTCGCAGATTTCAAGCAGTCGCTGGCGCCGGTGGTTGATGTCCTCGCTAAGGGGTTGTCCGAGGCGCTGAAGGTCATCCTGCCGGTCATCGCCGATGTGGTGAAGGCCATAGCGGAATTTATGCGGAATAATCCTCAGCTGACGGCGACCATCATCGCGGTGGTCGGCGCGATGGCACAGCTGGCCCCGATTATCGGCACCGTAGTCTCCATTATCGGCACCGTAGTCTCCATTATCGGCACCATTGCCTCCGTGGTCGGCGCGATTATTCCCGTCATCGGTGCTGTCGCCGGCGTCCTCGCGGGCCTGTCGGCCCCGGTCCTCGCGGTGGTCGCCGGCATCGGCCTACTCGTGGCTGCATTTGTGACCGCGCTCGCATCTAGTGAGCCTTTCCGAAATTCTTTGGCGCAGATTTTCCAGGGTCTCGTCACGATGGTCCAGCCGATTATCGCCGCGGTCATCCCGATGCTGGTCCAGATTGGGCAAGCTTTTATCGGGATGGTGACCACGGTGGTCGGCGCACTTGTGCCGATGGTCACGACTATTGTGGAGATTGCCGCTCAGATTGTGTCTTTCCTCGCACCGATTGTGGCTTTCCTGATTCAGACTTTCTCACCCGCTTTTGAATTCATCGGCAAAACCGTGTCCGATATTTTCGGTTTCATCGGGAAGGTTATCGCGGATGCTGTGAATATCATCACGGGAATTCTGACTGCCTTCCTGTCCGCCCTCCGCGGTGATTGGGAAGGTGCATGGAATGGCCTCCTCAATGTGCTGAAGGGTATTCTCGATTTTATTGTGAATACCATCACGGGCGCTTTTGATGTGGTCATGCACATTTTCGAGAATCTCGCGAAAATGCTGGTGGACATCTGGAATAATCTCTGGAATGGCATCGGTGATTTTGTCGTGGGGGCCTGGAACGGCATCACGAAGGCGATTAGCGATGGTGTCGGTACCGCTGTCGAATTTGTCAAGTCCATGCCGGGCAAAATCAAGGATGGGCTAGGCAATCTGGGCGGTATGCTCGTGGACTCGGGCAAGGCCCTTATCGGCGGCTTCATTGACGGCATCAAGAGTATGTTGAATGGCGCGAAGGACGCGGTCGGCGGCGTCATGAAGGCTATTGGTGATTTCTTCCCGCACTCGCCGGCTAAGCGTGGCCGTTTTAGTGGCCGAGGTTACACGACTTACTCGGGCCGTGCGCTAATCGGTGATTTTGCTAACAGCATCGAGGCGGGTCGCGGCCAGCTGACCGCCGCCGCGAATTTCGCGCTGGGCGGCATGGATTTCAACCTATCCCCGGCGGCTGACCTGTCGGCGGTCGTGCCGGCCACCCCCGTACCCGTGGAGGCGCCCGCCG